GATCAGTGTCAGATCCGAACTACACCTTATGTCTATCGTCCTGGTACGTGGGGTCCTTGGAAACAAACAGAACAAATTACTAATTGGGATTTTCCAGAATGAAGAACCGTATTATTGAAGCACTCAAAGCAGATGCTCAAGGCAAAATTGCAAAAGCAAAAGTGAACATCGAAGTATACCTTCACAACCCCGTGGGTATCGGTGAGCATCCTGATGTGCTTGGAGCAATCCAAGAACAGATTGATGTCATCGCTCATGAGGAAGAGAGGTTAGAAGTCTTGGAGCGGCACTTCTAATGCATAACATACAACTGTTCGTCAGATCTGTTATGAATACCCCGTGGTGCCTAGGCGTCATGGGGTTTTGTGTTGTGTTTGTTCCTATCATAGGAATGCATCTTGTCCATAAATATGGTTGGGAGCATTGGGAACCCTTCGCTAAAAAACACGAATGAATTTTACACTACTACTGTGTCTTTCGCCATTGGTCATCATCTTCGTGTTGATGAAATTTGTTGTTTGGATATCTGCCGTTAATGCTGAACAGGATTATGTCAGAAGAGAACCTTTACGAAAACGAGGACCCTTCGTGGAGAATGCATATGCTGATGTTGACGAAGAGGAAGAGGAATATGGAGATCGCACAGACTATAGATGAAGCGATTAACGAATGGTATTCGCTTCACGATTTGCCAGTACCCAATTGGAAATGCAAGAGGGATCCAGACTGGTGGGCTGACTACTTAAAAAGTTTAGGGAGAGACCCCAGGAATCCATAGTGTATCGAGAACCACACCTCCAAAAAAAGAGCGAAGAATGTGCCCAACTTTGGAGGGAGTGGAATCGCTTGTGGCGAAAAAAGCATTAGGAGCACGAGACGCCAGAAAGAAGTGGTGTCAATGTGTTGACGAACTATCAGAAATGCTGCATCTAGAAGCAATAAACAACCCTAGATACAACAACTTGAAATCAGAATGGAATGAACCTCCTCCTACGACCACTAGAAAATCCTAACGATCCTGTATGGAGTGTGATTATCAGCATCATCATACTTTTGATAGGTGTTGGATATATCATCTACTATATACTGGGTATAGATACACAAGAGTCTCATGCCCGAGGAAGAGGAATGGCTATGCACCATGACTATGAACATAGAGGAAGTCAGGGCGATGTATGACCATTTTGAATACTCTATCAAGATGTGGCCAGGGGCACCTGCCAGACCATACGAAGAACAAATCCTTCTTGATATTATGAGGAAAAGAATGTTTGCTATGATATCAGAATATAATTTTGAAAATTTATAATGGAAATTTGGAAACATAAATTTAAGCATCATGACTCTATCAAGAGAGAACTGATTGAACTGATGGATGAGGAGTCTCCTGCAGAGAACAGAGATCCAGATAACATGGTTTCTGATTACTGGGAGAACAACTCCGAGAAAAAATATATTAATAAATTCTTGGAGAACATCAAAGAATTTACAGACGCAGTGTCTGATCGTTACTATGCTAACGATCTACACATCATTCATGCGTGGCATCAAGTTTATACAAAAACGCAATCTCATGGGTGGCATGTCCACGGTGGATCTAACATATCGTTTGTGTATTATGTACACCTAGAAAATCCTGATGATAGGACTCTCTTCTGGGACTATGATATGAACTGTGCATTCCAAGCACCTGCCCGAGAAGGAGACATTGTTATCTTTCCCTCACATACTTTGCACACTTCTCCGATTATTAGAACTTCTAAATTGAAGGTAATCATTAGTGGTAACATGAATCTTGGACAAATTTTTGATCCCGTTTAAAATTAGTTAAGAAAAAGTTAGTGTTTGTTACACATTTTTTTACTACATAGGACTATAATACCTGTAGCAGAGTGTTACATATGCTTGGTGTCTACGTAGTAATCACCCTCGTCATTCTACTCGTTGCCTATGCTGGCGTCGAAGAGACGACGCGATTGTTTGTATACTTCGACCTGCAATTGCGCTATGCTTGGGTTAGGTTTAGGATGTATCTTATGCGCCGTAAGTTGGAACAACAACTTATCAAAGACCTACCAGATTATAACAAACTAATAAAGGAGTTACGTAAAGATGACCGATCCTGACAAGGAATTGTCTACTCTCAAACTAGAGAGGAAAGAATGCGAAAAGTGCGGTGCCACCTGGATTAATGGTACACATGTCTGGCGTGGCACTGGGAATACATCTGACTCTAGTGAGCTTGACCTTGCTGGTCTTGTTTGCAACAAACTAGGGAACGAACAATGCATCAATCCAATGAAGGGTATGGATGGTGGTCAGACCTGGGAATACAGGGCAGGTTACATCGATGGCATGATCTCCGAGAAGAAAAAAACTATGGAAGATATGCGAGACAAGTTCGGTGATCTCTAAATACTAGTGGTGAACTAGTTTTCTTATGGCATCCGATCAGATTTATCTTGGTAACCCGCTTCTAAAGAAAGCGAACGTCAAGCAAGACTTTACCAAGGAACAAATTGAAGAGTACGTTAAGTGTCAGAAAGATCCTGTATACTTCACAAAGAACTATGTACAGATCGTCTCACTTGACGAGGGTCTGGTGCCATTCAAAATGTGGGACTTCCAAGAAGAACTAATCAGGAAGTTCCACACAAGTAGATTTAACATTGCGAAGCTGCCTCGACAGACTGGAAAGTCTACGACGGTGGTTTCGTATTTGTTGCATTATGCGTTGTTTAATGACAGCGTTAACATTGGTATCCTCGCTAACAAAGCAAGTACAGCAAGGGATCTACTCGGTCGTCTGCAAACAGCATACGAGAACTTGCCCAAGTGGATTCAGCAAGGCGTGATATCATGGAACAAAGGATCCATGGAGTTAGAGAATGGCAGTAAGATATTGGCAGCTTCTACATCTGCGTCTGCTGTCCGAGGTATGTCGTTTAACATCATCTTCCTCGATGAGTTTGCGTTCGTTCCAAACCATATTGCAGAGTCCTTCTTTGCCTCTGTTTATCCTACTATTACTTCTGGTAAATCAACGAAGGTCATAATCATCTCTACCCCACAGGGTATGAACCACTTCTATAAGTTGTGGACTGATGCACAGAATGGTAGGAATGGATATACCTGGCACGAGGTACACTGGTCACAGGTGCCTGGTAGGGATGAGAACTGGAAAGCAGAAACTATTAAGAACACGTCAGAGAGACAGTTCACCCAGGAGTTTGAATGTGAATTCCTGGGATCTGTTGACACATTAATCTCTGCCGCTAAACTACGAGCATTGGCATTTATAGATCCCATTACTAGGAGTAAGGGACTTGACGTTTATGAAAAACCAACAGACAAAGCAGAATATATTATTACGGTGGATGTTAGTAGGGGTATTGGCGGAGACTATTCTGCTTTTATCATCTTCGACATTACTACAGTTCCATATAAGATAGTAGGAAAGTATCGGAACAACGAAATCAAACCGATGCTGTTCCCCAACGTTATCAATGACGTTGCTCGGGCATATAATAATGCCTGGGTCTTGTGCGAGGTGAACGACGTGGGAGACTCTGTGGCGTCGATTCTAAATTATGACCTTGAGTATCCTAACGTGCTTATGTGCGCCATGAGAGGGCGTGCAGGGCAGATTGTGGGACATGGATTCTCTGGATCTAAAACACAACTCGGTGTCAAGATGAGTGTCACCGTGAAGAAGGTTGGTTGTGCCAACCTCAAGCAGATTATTGAAGATGACAAACTCACTTTCAATGACTACGAAATTATATCAGAACTTACTACGTTCATTCAGAAGAAGCAATCCTTTGAAGCTGATGAAGGATTCCATGATGACCTAGTAATGTGTATGGTTATCTTTGCCTGGTTGGTTCAACAGGATTACTTCAAAGAACTAACTGACAATGATGTCAGAGCACGTATCTATAGTGAACAGAAGAATCAGATTGAACAGGACATGGCACCATTTGGTTTCATCACCACTGGTCTAGAAGGAGACGAGGGATTTGTAGACGATGGAACTGTCTGGGAATATGGAGATACCCAAGAAGATGTCTCATACATGTGGAGTATATAAATGGATGTAGATGATCTGTTTGATTTAGATACTGTCCTGTTTCAACAGAGGCAATGTAGATCGTGCAAAAAAATTAAAGATCTTACCACAGACTTCTATAGATCTAGACCAGACAGGACATCATTGTCTGCGTGGTCCTATGAATGTAAGGAGTGTACCAAGAAAAGAGTGACGAGTAGGAAGCGTAATTTAAAGGAAGACATATACCCAGACTGGTAAAGGGTTCGTGCATGGTTTCCCCACTTGAAAGTTCCAAAAATCTAAATACCTATAGATCAAATTTGGTTTACTCAAGGAGAAAAACATGGCAAGTCAAGTCTCGCCTGGAATTGTTTTAAAAGAGCGTGACATTAGTAATGCTGTTGTTGTCGGTGCAAGCACTATTACTGCTGCACACGCATCAACTTTCCAAAAAGGACCTATTGGAAAGGTCGTGAATATCGCGTCACAAAAAGAATTAATTTCAGTATTCGGTCAACCCACCGACTCTAACGCAGAAGATTTTTTCGTAGCATCTGAATTCCTCGGATACGGCGGTCGCCTCGCAGTCGTTCGTGCTGCTACAAGCGTTAACAGTGCATCGGATGGTGGACAAGCAGTCCTAGTCAAGAATGACGATGACTGGGAAGCAGGAAATGGAAATGGTAATCGCTACGTAGCAAGATCAGCAGGATCCTGGGGCAACTCCCTCAAGGTTGTCGCTGTTGACCGTGGTGCTGACCAAATCGCAACCCTAACAGCAGCACCTGCTGGTCTGTCTATGGGCGATACAGTCACCTTCACTGGTGGTAAGAAAGCAGTTGTCTACAGCTGGAATTCCACAACTCTAGAAGCTGCACTCATCCTAGATGAGCCTACCAGCAGACTAACACCTTCTGACAGCATCGACTCTCCTGATACTGGAGTTGTCGCTAGCGTCGGAACGATCGTTGGTGGTACTGGATACAACAGCGCGACTGCTGTTGCTGTCTCTGGTGGTTCAGGTACTGGTGCTACAGTCAACATCACAGTCTCAACTGGTATTCCTCTCACCGTTGCTGGTGGTCAAGGTGGTACTGCATACATCAATGCTACCGCTCAAGGAACTACTGGTGGTACTGGTACTGGTTTGACGGTTGACATCACCACTTCTGCTGGTGCAGTTACATCGATTGCAATCGCTAACCCTGGAACTGGTTACACCGTAGGCGACACTATCACCATTGCTGGTGGCGGATCCGATGCAACCTTCGCTATCGCTACTGTTCAAGGTACTGTCGGCGCAATCGCAATTGCTGCTGGTGGTTCTGGATACGTTGCTGGTGAAGTCCTCACCGTTGGTGGTGGCAACGGAGATGCAACTTTTGAAGTTGCTACCGTAACCGATACTGCAATCACAATCTCTGCAGTCAAAGATTGGTACACCAATACAATCATCCCTGGCACTGGTCTTCCCCTCGGTGCTATCGGTCCTCGTCCTGGATCATCTGCATTCGCTGTAGAATCTGGTGTTGAGTATGACGAAGTTCACTTCGCAGTTATCGATACCGATGGTGCAGTCAGTGGTTCTGCTAACACAATCCTTGAGAGAATCCTTTATGTCTCCAAGTTGAGCGACGGCAGAAGCTCCGAAGGCGCTGCTAACTTCTACAGAGACATCATTGCTGAACAGTCTTCGTTCTTCTTTAACGGAACTGCTCCTGCTGCTGGTTGGAATCCTTCCACCGATGGTGTTGGTCAGGCACTAGACCTTGCAGGTTCTGCCATCAGTGGCAAGATGCAACTTCTAGGATTGAACGCTGTCGATCTTTCTGGTGGTGCAGATGATTACAACTACACTCCTGCAGAAATCGAGAACGCATTCGATGAGTTCGCTGACACAGAACTAGTTCCTAACCTGAACTTTGTTCTCATGGGCGGATCACTCGCTACAGAACTCGACACCAAAGCAAAAGCAAACAAAGTTATTGCAATTGCTGCTGGTAGAAAGGACTGTATTGCTTTCGTTTCTCCTCACAAGACAAACCAAGTTGGCACCAATGGTTCACTAACCAGCCAACAGCAAAGAGAGAACACTCTCAACTTCTTTAACGGCATGACTTCCACGTCCTATGCTGTTTTCGATAGCGGTTACAAGTATTTCTACGACCGCTTCAACGATAAGTATCGCTACATCCCTTGCAACGGAGACATCGCTGGTCTCTGCGTTAACACATCGGCTCTGCTCGATGACTGGTATTCCCCTGCTGGTCTGAACAGAGGTTCGCTACGTAACGCTATCAAACTAGCATACAATCCTAGCAAAGCAGATAGAGACGAACTCTACCAGAACAGAATCAACCCTGTTGTTGTATTCCCTGGCAGTGGCGTCACTCTGTTTGGCGACAAGACTGCACTCGCATCTCCTTCCTCCTTCGATCGTATCAACGTTCGTCGCCTCTTCCTCAATGTTGAGAGAAGAATTGGTGGACTTGCCAAGGCAGTGCTATTTGAACAAAACGACGCGACAACACGTTCTTCCTTCCTCACGGCAGCAACTAGCTACCTTGCTGAAGTACAAGCACGTCGCGGCGTAACTGATTTCCTTGTGGTATGTGATGAATCAAACAACACCCCCGACGTTGTTGACCGTAACGAGTTTGTTGCAGAACTATTCATGAAACCAACCCGTTCCATCAACTACATCACCGTAACGTTTACTGCAACGAAGACTGGGGTTTCGTTCGCTGAAGTAATCGGTAACTGATAACCCAAAAAAGGAAAGGTAAACACAAATGGCAAACATCTCAAGTTTCTTAAGTAAAATTGGTGAAGGCGTCAAGCCTAATATGTTCAGTGTCGAGATCCCGTTCCCAGCGGGACTCGATAACGAACCAACTGCAAACAGCGAAGATCAGAAACTGGTCAACCTTCTTTGCAAATCCACTGCACTTCCTGCATCCAACTTGGGTGTAATCGAAGTTCCTTTCAGAGGAAGAACTGTCAAGATCGCTGGTGATCGCACATTCGACACCTGGTCTGCAACGTTCTTCAACGATAAGGACATGAAGGTTCGTGCTTTCTTCGAGCAATGGTTGGAGTCTATCAACACTCACGAGGCAAACAATGCTCCATTGTTCCAGCCTA